ACAACAACTGTAATAATCCCAACTTATCTTCCAGACGGTCAACAAGTTCAACGTCAACAATGTTGTAGTCAATGAATGATTGATAGTCTTTTGTATACCAATCTTTGAAAGTATCATATGGGTTTTCATTCTTCTTCTCACCCAACTCCACAAAAGCAATGTGGTCAAGACGATATGATTCTTGATTTGTATATGTGAATTTGCGATATAGTGCAAGATAGTCAAGGTTTGCAACACCACCGATATCATATGTCTGTTGTTGTCTACCGTGATTGTAAACAGAACGTGCATTGACAATACCCCAAGGAGAAAACTCTTTCGCTCGGTCTTCACCAAGAACCTTGGTAACACGATTGACTAGAAACGGCATATCAAAGAATTCTGTATTCCATCCAGTGACTACATCTGGATAGTGTTTAACCCAGAAGTTCATGAACTGTGCAAGTAGTTCATTCTCATTGGAACAGTTGATGTATGTTACATCTTCTCTGTCATTTTTGTAATCACCAATACCCCAAACAACAATCTTCTTGGTTGTCTGATTTTTGATAGTGATAGAAAGCATTTCTTCTTCTGCTTTCTCTGGGTCTGGGAAACCATTTTCACACTGTGTTTCGATGTCGATTGTAACCACAAGAATCTTGTCACTATCCCAATCTACTGTATGAGGATATGTGTCAGCAAGATATGTGTATGCAAATCTATCCAATCCAAAAACTAGATGGGATTGGTTTTCGTATTGTTTGATGAATTCTTTTGCACCCTTGATTGTGTCATGTTTGTATGGCATGACATTCTTACCGTCAAGGGTTTTCCATCCAGTTTCTTTCTGGACAGGAACATACAAAGTTGGTGAGTACTTAACCTTGTGATTAAGTCTCTCACCATTCTTGTATTCTCTTACGAGGATTTGATTGCCCCATTGGACAACATTAGTATAAAAACGCATAATATAGTTATATCACCTTATTGTGTGATTGTCAAGAGAAAAGATTCTTTTGTTCTTCTTTGAAGTACTTATTAATCATTTCAAGTCTGTCATCTGCAGCTGCAAGTTTATTCAACTCTTCAATAACTGCTTCTGTTACGTCAGAATGCTCGCCAATACCAGCGGGCATTGTTTGGTATACTTTAATATTTGCAATATGTACTGCAACTTCTCCTTCGGCCTGCTTCCTTGCAGCCTCCATAATGTAATCGCCTGGTTTCATAATTACTCACTTTCTTTCTTTTTTCCAATGTTATATTTTGTTTCAAGTTTCCAATCGTTCTTTTCCTTGAAACTGATTACTTTGATTTGAGACAGGGGTGCTGCCTCGACTTTTGATGTTCCCACAACATCTACCAATCCCCAATCTGTTAAAAGATTAGTGATTGTATTCCTTCTTGCAATATCATTTTCAGACAAGTTTGTATCCTTGCCGTCTAATGCAAATAATTCTTTGAAATGTACAATGTAATATTTACCTTGCTTATGCAAGATATGGCAAGACTGAAAGAGTGTTTTATCTTTGCGAGAAGCAACTCCAATACGAGACAAGGTTTCTCTAACCTTGAGGAAATCGTCTGGTTCATTCAGACGGACTTCCAACATCTCCTCTGGACTCCACGATGTTTCATTCATTTTCTTCCACCTTTATTCAATTTACTTTTTATAAGGGCGATTTGTTCATCATCTAAAACATCCAGAGCGGCCTTGGCCTTCTCGTTACTGTATCCGAAATATTCTTTTACATACTCTAAGTTTTTAGACTTCTTCGCCTTCATCCAAGGAGCATATCGATTCATACTCCTTAAACTATTTAGTAAAAAGTCATATTGTAGTTTGTTATCAAGGTGGTGAAGTTCATTCAACTCATTAACAAGAAGACATTCTTTCATACCTGTAGGAGCAAGACATTTGTTGATGATGAAAGCAGGATACTTCTTTTCCCACATTTCATCTTCACCTTCCATAAGGTTTTCTTTTGTCTTGTTGATAGTCTTTAAATATTCCTTTAGTTCGTAACTCATTTGAAAGGAACTTCTATCATCATCTCCGTGAGACAAGCCAAGAGATTAATTTCTTGGTCAGCAACAAAGGCAGACTTATAAGAATAATTCCCAAGTATGAGAACACAGTGAGGAATAGCGCTGTCTGGTACATTACCAGATAGACTATCATAAACCCTACGATATATCCTATGAGGGTCATTGTCCAGATTATGAACAACCCACTCTCTACAACTCTTGAAGTCTTTATCCTTGATAAATGATACAAGTTCTTTGATAGAAGTGTCTGATAGATTGACGAGGATTCCAGCATCAATATTACCTGTTGCAGAGTATCTTTGTAGTTCGTTGAGACATCTTCTCCAATCTGGGAAAAATTTGTTGATAAGTTCTGCCACAACTCTTTCATCCGATTTAACATTTTCAGTCTCCAAAATGTGTTGTACACGTTTCATGAAACCCATTGCAAGTTGTGGTTTCTCTGCATTTGGAATACGAAACTCCACTGTAGAACACCGACTGTGCAATGGTTCAATAATACGATTTCTGAAGTTACAGGTTAGAATGAAACCACAGTTTCTACTAAACTCCTCAATAAAACCACGCAACGCAGGCTGTGTGGATTGTGGATTTAGATAATCTGCCTCATCCAGAATAACGTATTTGCGTTTACCATCCATAGAAACAGTACTCGCAAAGTTTTTAATTTTAGTTCGTAACATATCAATACCAGATTCTTCCGAACCGTTTATCATCATGTAAGTACAACCAATCTGTTCCAACATTGCTTTTGCAATTGTAGTCTTACCAACACCAGCAGTGCCTGTAAGTAACAAGTTTGGAATTTCTTCGTTGTCTACGAACTGTTGAAATGTCTGCTTAAGTTCACTTGGAAGTATGCACTCCTCAATCGTCTGAGGCCGATACTTCTCTACCCATAATATATCATCCATATTAAGCAGTCTCTAGTGCTATGTAGTATTCAACATCCTTACTAACATTCTTAAAACGTGAGATACCTTTTTCAGATACCTGTACGTCATAATCACCAGATAAGAGTTTAAGATTTTCTACTTTGAAATAGAACTTCTTACCCTTTGCTGGACTTTCTGCACCAACTTCAATACTGAAACTATTTGATGTATCGTTCTTACGGTCACTTACACGCAAGTCCATGATACTATCAGTACCAATATCCAGAACCATATCTGGAGCACCAAGAACTGCCGCAGCCTTCATTACTTGATTGAATGTATCTTTGGTCAGAGTAAACTCTGCATCCACAGACGGCATACTGATTTCTGTCTTTGGTGTTGTTACAACAGATGGGTCAGAATAGAAGTAAGTCAAGTCTTGACTACCTTGTGCAATTCTAACACTCTGTTCATTGAACGTGAGTTCTGGGTCATTGAATAGAGACAATGCAGACAAGAACTCATTCAAGTCATAGATTGCAAAGTCGCTGTCAAATGTATCAGGCACAGTTGCAGTAGATACAATGTTCTTCATTTGAGACATTGTTGCAATTCTGTTTCCTGTTGTCACTAAAAGGTTCGCATTGATAGACGCATAGTTCTTCAATACTTCCCTTGTATCATTACTAAGTTTCATAATATTATTTCTCCATCATATCGTGATTGTGTAGTGCCATTATACCATAATGAATCACTTTTAGCAAGTCTTTTCTGTTCTTGCCATCTTTTTTTCCGTATCGTTGTGAATATTTTAGAATATTCCCAATACAGAAACCTTCACCATGTCCACTGTCCATGATAAATTCTGTTGCTTGAAATTTATTGTGCGAGTAGTGAGAGGCATATGTACTGTCAATGTACTCTTGCATCTCGTTCAGAATTTCGTCTTCTGAATATTTGTAGTCAATCTTTTTCACATTTACATCCTATAAGTTAGATGGGGGGCGAACCCCCCATCTGGTGCTACATTTAGTATGCGTACTTTGTACCAAGTACAGACGCAATACCAGCGGCAATGATTTCCTTTGAAGGAGTTCCCATTCTATACGCAACACCTTTTGCAGTGTCATTAGTATAGATACAGTTACCTTCTGATTTCAAAGTGTCAATCATTTTAGTTGGTGAAGTAAGGTCAAACCTTGTTCTCAAAGTCTTCCACGTTACATTTTCACCTTTTGACAAAAGGTTGAATACCTTCTGCTTTTTGCTTAGTTTTTTATAGCTCATAATTTCTCCATATTTTATTAATTGAGTATTCACATCATATCAAATAAGAACCCATTTGTCAAGGGGTTTATTTGATTTTAATCACTTGAGGTTTTTTCTCTTCTGGTACAATTCTTTCTAAATCAATAGAAAGCATACCATTATCGAGTTTTGCACCATTTACAACAATATCATCTGCAAGGGTAAACTTCCTAGTGAAGTTCCTTTGAGAAATACCTTTATAAAGGGTTTCCTTTTCCTGTTTCTCCTTAACTGATTTAACAGTAAGAAGACCTTCAGCAAATTCAATTTCGATATCATCCTTACCGAATCCAGCGAGTGCCATTTCAATAGTGTAATTGTACTCATCTGATTTTTCGATATTATAAGGCGGATACCCTGTTGATTCTGCTTGATGGGTTACATAGTCAAACAGTCTATCAAACTGTCTGTCAAAGCCCACGGCATAGGGTGTCATGTGATTATAATCGAATGCCTGAAGGGCATTCCTAAGTGTGCTTAAGTTAGTCATTTTTATCTCCTTTATTAAGCAAGATTAATAAACGTAAACCGATAATTCGCATTTACGTCTATATTTATATGGGGATTGAAAACCAAATTTCAACCCCCACACAAATTCTTTTTTAGGCAGCTTCAGCGTACTCAAGTGCCTTATCAAGTGCATTCAACTTGACCTTACGGTTACGTCCGTACCATGATGAAACCAAACGTCCATCATTTGAACGACCTTGCAAGTGGTCAGTCATGTTAGTGACTGAGTTAAATGCAGTCCACCATGTTCCTTGTGCGAACTCAGCACCAGGCTGAACATCAAGGTTTTCATGGGCAAGTTTTGCGTTACGAGTTGTGAACGGTAGAACACCTTCCACTTTCTCTTTTGCAGGCGAACCAAACACTTCATTGAAGTATTGAATTACATTGTCACCTGTTGCTTTCTTAGAACCAAGAAACGCAGCCATTGATTTGTATTCTTGCATTTTCTCATTTGCAATACCCATGTGTTCTTTTACTTCAGCAGGGTCAAATGCCTTACGGTGATTTACCGTTACCATCTTATCTGCATTCTGTGAAAGAGACAATGTTAGAGTATTGTTACACACAACACGAATTGGTGTCATACGAATGTTAATCGCTTTACCAAACTGATGTGGGTTTGAGAACAAGAAGTAGTTCTCTGTAACGTCACCGTTGAATAACTCAAATGATTCTTTACACTTTGCAAGTGCCCAGACCATCTGACCATCCTTGAGTGAACCAGCGGTGTGCATTTCCATGTCACCAGCCATTACATACTCATGGAAGAATTCAAACGCTTCTGAGTTCTGCACAGGATTCCAACCTGTACCAACAACATCTAATACAGAGTTGTCAGAAGACCGAACCAGTGCTTCTTTGTTTTTGATTTTTACACCTGTTGATGTAACAAGTGGTTGTTTCTCTACTGTCCAATCAAGTCCAGCAACCTTTTGGAATTGGTCTGGTGTGAGGTCTGCCTCAACTTTAGTACCAAGTCCATGCCAAGGTAAATCACCGACATACGCCATTTGTGCTTCACCATTTACGATTTCAAGTTCATGTGCCATAATATATTTCTCCGTTTTTTCACTTTACTATTACATTATATACGTTCTAATAACAAATGTCAAGATGTTTTTAGAACTTTTTTCAATTTAATTCTTGGTCTTGCCAACTCCAATCAGATATTCTATCATCAGAAGTTCGACCAGCGAATATTAAAGTGTCAGTATCCCAATCTATGTCACCATGTGAACGATGGTCATGCCATCTATGCACAAAGTCGATATCCCAGATACGAGATGCCCTTTGCACCTGTTCATCTGTCATACCAAAAACATGAATTACCATACCGAATCACCTCATCTTACTTATACAGTATACTTGTTTTAATAACAAATGTCAAGAG